TTGCTTTCTGCAAACTCGTTCGTTCCGGCGTGAAAGTAGTAAATGTCGTTGCTGCCATGCAACGCTGAATCCAGCCTTAGTTGAAACAGCTCAATAATTGCGCTGGGGTTGGAGATCGCAAGATCGCCGTACGTTGCTGAGATCGCAGTCCATACACACGTCCCATCAGTAACAGTGTCGCCAGCAGAGTTGGGCCATTCGGGTTCAGAACTGGCTGACGTACCAGCAGTCGTACACCGAAAGAACAGGCCGGTGCCTTCATCCGCGCTGGAACGACGGACGTTGCCAACAGAAAACGCAGTGCTAGCTGCCCAAGCTGCTATTGCCATTACGGTTCAAAGACTTGGCGGAACGTTGCTTGAATTGTGGCGCGGTTCAAGTACGGAATCGACTTGTTCCATGTCTCACAGACAAACTTGGCACCAGCTGACTCGCCAGGTGGAGTGAAGTCAAACGCAGCATTGTCATCTGCACGAGCATCCAAAAATGTCTCGATGGTGTCGGCATCAGTCTCTGACACCTCAAACGTCAGGTTGTAAACCTTGGGATTTTGATTCAAACCAAAGCTCAGACGTTTTTCAAATCCGTCTCCGAAGCGCACCGTTCTGACGTTTGGTGCGCTGCGTTTTTGAACGCCATAGGTGGGCGTGATTGACGGGAAAGTAGCCATCAGCTTGCGAGGAGACCGCCAGGACGTTTCTGCTTCACCAGTTCTTGCTGCACAGCAATGCCGATTGCCTTGCCAAGTTGCGAAGCTTGATCAGCGTTGCCCTCAACAGACGAACCAGAAGCATCCACGTTTACGGTTACGTTAGCTCCGCCCATTGCATGGTTCGGAATAATTGTTCCGGCTGTACGTGGCACAAATAGCTCAGGTCCACGCTCGCCAACGATTGAAGGGCGACCTACAGGTGGATTGCCTCCATTGGCAAAAAAGTTGATTCCGGCAGTTTTAGGTGTCTGCACGTTGAATATGTTGCCGACATCGGGACTACCAAGGGAAAAACCGTTTGTTGCGGCACTCGCGCCAGGTATTGGAAGCAGCGCACTTATCAGGCTGCCGAAGATGCCGCCGCCTGTGCGCTGGCCTTGCGCGTTGCGAAGTGTTCCCTGCGCGTTTCCGTAAAACGCCATGTTTGCTGCGAGCTGCAGGAATTGATCTGACAAACGCCGCAGCATGCTTGCCAGTGCATCCCCGAGCGTGCGGGTGTCATCGATAGCAGCTTTGATGCTGTCCACAAGCCCGTCTTTAACGGTGTCGCCTAGCTGTTTGTACAGCTCTTCCTGCTTCTTGATCGCCTCTAGCTGCTCATCACGAATGACTTTGGCGATGCGGCGTTGCGTAGCTTCTTGATTAGCCAGCTGCTCAGCACGGATGGTGTCTGAGATAGCAAGCTCTTCTGCAAGCCGTTGCTGTTCGTCGAGGTCTTTTGGAATACGAGACAGCAGACGGGCTTTCTTCCGGATAATCTCTGCAGCTTTTTCCTCTCCTCGAAGACGCTCCACCAACTGCTTATCACCTGCCTCCTCAGCAGCTGCGATACGCCCACGAATAGCCGATATTTCTTTTGCTTTTTGTGCCTCTGCCTCGAGGTTTTGAATACGCCGTTGGCTGGCTGCAATGAGGTTGGCAGCTTTTGTTGCTGCGCTTTCCTGTTCGGGGGTCTGTATGCCTGCAGCAATTTCTTGAATTTTAAGTTCGGGGGTTTCTAATAATTTGCGCCCAGACTCAAGCGCAAAACTTTTGGCAAATTTTTTAGCTGATATTGTGCTTGCTGCAGGTAGTTCTCCCGTAAACCCAGCAGCTTTTAGATTTTTTCTTAAAGTTCTGACATCTGTAATTGTTTGTCTAGACTGTCTAAATTTTTGAACAACGGCTTCTACACCAGTAAGCCCGCTGGCTTTATCAAAAGCCCCACGAGCACCAATGTCACCAGCAAATTTTGCAAGTCGCTCAAGCAACGGACCAGCAATTTTGGCGATATTTGCCAAAACTTGCGTAAAAATTATGTTTAAGTTGTTACCCAAAGTTACGGCGTCTTCGCCGAATTTTTTAAGTGCGTCTCTGCCTGGGCCGCCGACTCTAGATGCAAGAAGTTCTGTAGCTAACTGAGCAGCTTGTGCGGCTGAACCGTACTGCTCGATTTTTTCAAGCTGCGCTTGCGTTTCGGTGTTTGCAATGCCTGTGGACGAAGCAACCGTATCGATATTTAGCGTTAGCTCGTTGAAAGCAGAACCTACATTTCCAATTTGAGCAACCAGTGCGTCAATTTGCTGGCCGATCGCACTTAGAGCAATCTGTGCAGCAAGGCCGCCTCCGGTTGCTCCACCAAGAGCACCGCCAAGAACAGCTCCTGGACCGCCGCCGAACAACAGCGGGAAGCCAGCACCAAGGGCAATGTCTCCAGCACGTTTGCCATCAAAGCCTCCAAATTTTTTACCGCCGAAGCCACCTATCAAGCCTGTTAGTGGAGCAGAGGTTCGACTTGGAAGTTGAGGTCCGAAGCTGTCGTCAAAGGGCATTGCCCTTCTAGCGGCTTGTAACGCCGGAATTGTTTTTTCCGTTTCACGACGTACATCTGCGCTTCGTTGAGCAGAACGCCCTCTAGCTTGAGCAATCCGCTCCTCAATCCGAGCTTCTTTTGTTTTTAGTTGAACTATGTCCTGCCCGGTCTTTTTCGCTCTTGCAGCAAGCATTTCAGAGCTTGGCAAAGCCGAAGCATTTGCTTGGCGCAAGTTGGAGCTGTCAATTAGTCGTGCTGTCCTGCCTACAAGTCTTCCGGCCCTACCGGCCAAGCGCATGAGATTTAAAGCGCTTCTTTGAACAGATGCTGTTTGTTTAGCTAGCGTCTTAGCGACTCTTTCAGCAGCTCCGGCTCCTACAGGAGATGACGGCCCTGCTGCTGGTCCTGCTACTGGCGGTAAGAACGGACCAACTACGCTTCGGCGTCTAACAATATCGCCGCTGGGGAACCGCATCGGGGCACCAGCTAATTCTTGGGCTTTTAATCTTGCTTGTTTTTCTAGTTCCGTTGTCTGCCGTTTTTGTATGGACAGTTTTGATTGTTCGTTGCGAATGCTGTTTTTAAGAATTGCAGTAATTTGTTTAAAAACACCAAACTCGCCCTTTGCTTGAGCGGTACTTAACTTACCTAGCTGGTTCCGTTGTTTTCGTACATTTACACCTTGTGACTCCAGCTGGTTTAGCTGCGCTCTAAAACGAGATTGCACATCTCGAGCGCGTTGCATAGCATCAATGCTTTCTGCTTGCATACGCTGGTTTTTCTGACCAGTTTTAAACGCACGCTCCTCTTGTCTAATAAACTCGCCTACAATTTTATTTCTAGCTCGTGCTGTTTCAAGTTCTTTTTTCTCTATATTTGTTGTCGCTGCCTTTATTTGTCTACGAGCTTTAGCAACGTCTACCCCTTTTTCTTCTAGTTTATTTAACTGTTGCCCGAGACGAAAAGATATGACACGAGTTGCTTTTATTCGATCTTCTAAAGTTGCTTGACGTTGTAAAGCACTAAGGGGTCCGTTAATGCTACGACGCATCTTGTTGATGCGTTTTTCTAGGGTATTGAGTTGCCCTTCAATAGTTTTAGTGTTTAGAGATATATTTACTTCGTACTCAGCTCCGGCCACGACCATACCTAGAACATTGTTCCCACGTTAGCGCACGCGGCGATACTGGGCCGCTTCACGTGCGCGGTCCATCTCCTTCTGTTCTAGTTCTGACTTAAGGCTGCAATACGCGCTCCAGCCATACAACTCCTCAGTGCTCATGCGGCTACGAAGCTCGGTAAGCGTCATACCGAGCTTTTCCGCAATGAAGAACTGGAGAAAGAGGTAGTTGTTGTCAGAGAGCGTCGCTTTTGATCTCGTCGGGGTTCGCCTCCTCCGGCAGTTCCTGCATCTTGGCCATGATGTCCAGCACGATGTTCATCGGAAGCTGGTTACGGATGGCAGCGCGATCACCTGACTGAAACAGCTTTTTGCCGTCCTCGTCCTCTGCTTTTTCAATCACCATCTGGATTGCAAAATCCAGGCTGTTGTCTGTTTCCTGGAGCTTCAGTGCTCCAATAATGTTGTTGATCCGATCCCGGTCGGCGATTGTTAGTGGAGTCCAGTAAAGCTTGAGGATCAGCTCGTCTCCGCTCTTGATTGCGTAGCTGCTGCGGGCATCGACCCTAAACGCCTTGCGGAGTTTGTCGATAGCGCGTTCGACTGCCATAAAATTAGGTCAACTAATACAATATAACCTACTTGGCTCCGGTGGCACGGAAAGCTTTGGTTAGGTCATCAAACAAACCACCAGAGGCTGTGTAAACCTTGTACCAGTCAGGGTTTTTAGAGGGCGGTGTAATCCTCGCTCTCATTGCGTGGTTTTCGTACGTTGTTTTTGTGCCATCGGGTCGTGTGACTGTGGCGTTGGGGTTGTTGACAGCAAAACCTGCGTAGGAAACTGAGTTGCCGATGTACAGCGTTTGCCCGATAGACAAGCGGAGTTCAGGTACAGGGCGGTAAAAACGGTTTG